GCAGGCAATTGAAGATAGAATGAACGAAGAGATGTTGAAGCAGTATGAGAGTATGGAATACTCTCGTCAGCTGGAAGATTTTTCTCCGTTTGATACAGTTAATAGTTGAGGTGAATATGAAATACGGATTTTATAATGGTAAAGAATATGATAGCGAACATGGTTCATTCTTCGATCGTGGTTCAGCTGACTCTTACTATCATCGTGGTCGTGACCCACATCGTGGTGGTGTAGGTGGTATGTCTGGTCCACGTGTTGATGCAGTGACTGCTGAAGAAATTGAAGCATACCATGCTGGCTATGACTACAATGAACAATATGGTGATAAAAAAGATTGGGGTTAATATGATGGCTTATTGTGATTACATCGCTAAAGTGATTAGTGATGCACTGAAAAGTGATTCTACAAAACTAAGTTCTTTTGTAGACAATGTTGGAAAGACACGTTGGGACTTGGATGAATCTGGTGCGTTTGCATCGACTAAGAAAACGATGTCTGTTGTTGATAAAAATGGTAAAATGTATAGAGTGATTGTGGAAGAAGTATGACAGAGATTTTGAAATGGGTAGGAACTGCGTTGACGATTGCTGGTGCAATTACTACGTCGCTAGCAATAGATCCGTTGAATGTTTATTTGTTCAATGCTGGTGCAGTGACGTGGTTGTTGGCTGCAATTAGAATGAAAGAAAAGAGTTTGATTGTAGTCAACGCTGGTCTCCTAGCTGTTTATTTGTTTGGAATTTTTTATAGGATTGTATAATGAACGAAAGTGATAAAGAAGTAATGTTGATTGCACAAGAAGAATGTGCAGAAGTGACTCAAGCGATTAGCAAAGTTTTTCGATTTGGGTTTGATGGTGTGTATGATGGTCGAACAAATAAAGATCGTCTCGAAGAAGAAATTGGTGACTTGGTTTGTATGTTGCAGATGATGGACGATCGTGGACTGATTGACTGGACTCGTGTCTCTCTTGCTGCAAGTGCTAAGAAAACAAAACTTTCTACATGGAGTAATATTAAATGAGTTTATATAACATGTTATTTGGTGAAGGTGACCATGCTGGTTTCCTGTTGAAGTTGCTGGATGCAGAGCGTGACGACTTTGGTCGTTTCCGTGCTGTCTATGCTACTGATACTCATATCGTTGTGCACACTCGTTGTGGTGGTGGTAACCGAGAAGATTATTTCCCTGATTGGGTTGAAGATCATCCGTTGTATGACTACGATGAAGACGATGATTTTGACTGCACTTATGCAGATATCTACTTCAAACATCCAGCTGGATACGAAGAAGTTTTGAAAGAACTGGCAGTTGGTGTTATAACCCCTGCAGAAAAATGGCAAATGTTGTTTAATTCGTTGGAGAATGCAAAGTGATTCGTTGGATTGAAAATGTAAGTATGAGTGATATTCACCTTGGACACCACAGTGACCTTGGAGAGAATGTCATGCTCATTCGTATTCAAGATCCTGCTACTGAATTCATGCCTACGTTTCGACAGTACAAAGAAGTTCATTGTTTTGAATTCTTGGATGCTGAAGACGAAGATGGATTCGATGAAGACTTCAAAATCTCCGACGCACAAGCACAAGAGATTGCGAGTCTATTACAACGTGCCATGGATAAGTCCATGAATGTTCTCGTGCACTGCCACGCTGGTATCTGTCGTAGTGGTGCTGTGGCTGAAGTTGGAACCATGATGGGATTCACTGCAACCGATAGATATCGTCAACCGAATCTCCGTGTCAAAAGTAAACTTATGAAAGCGATGGGATGGACATATGATTCAGATAAATAACCTCACACCTTATCAAGTTGAGATGCTTGACCATATGTGGACTTTAGAAACAATGGAAGAGTTCGATGACTGGTACAACTTGTTAGACGAGGAAGATCGTCAGCTTGCAGATAGTTTGCAAACTATGGTCATCCTCGCATCTGTAGACGAAATGATTGATGAGACTAATTACAAAGACGCAAAGGAAGCATTAAAGAAATTTGCTTTACAAAGGTAGAACATGTATAATAAGACTTCAAAACCTAGAGATCCTATTGCAAAGGATCTACGCACTCCCAAATACCGCATGCGTGTAGTTGAGAGTAAGGTTAAGTACATTCGCAATCCTAAACACAAGAAGGAGTCTTATGGACAAGACGTATGAGTTGGGTAGAGGTGGTGGTCTTACTACAATTAAGATCAAAGACCATGCATATGATGTTGTTGAGTTTACTATTACCAAATATCTGCAAGATGATAAAGGTAGAGAAATCGTCAACAGTGGCTACACCACATTCTTCTCTAGCAGAGAATTTTTAGAATTTTTTACACCTATCGTTAATGATTTGAAAGTGAGATTTGAACATGCAAACAATGCAAGCGAACCAAACACCTGAATTCCGAACTTGGCTTAAAGGAGTCCTCCACGATGAGTCTACAAAAAATCTGTGCGTTGTGTTTACCAAAAAAGATGGAACAGATCGAGAAATGTTCTGCACCCTTTCCGAGAGCAGAATCCCAAATGACAAACAACCGAAGTCGCAAGCATCAGATAGCACGACTGCTGGACAGGGAAATGACTCAGCAGTTAGAGTATTTGACACACAAAAGCAAGAGTGGAGATCTTTCCGCTGGGACTCAGTGAAAGAAGTGAGGTTTGAATTATGATTAAAGTTGGCTTATTGGTTGTCTTACTATTCGCATTGATTCTTCTTGGACCAATTTTTACAATTTGGTCTTTGAATACTCTATTCCCTGCTCTGGCAATTCCATATGCACTTGAGACATGGGCTGCAGTTATTATTCTTGCCGCAACTTTGCGTGCAAATGTTACAGTTAAAAAGGATTGATTATGAATTTGTCTCCAGAACAAAAGAAAGAACTACAAGGTGCTATTCGTGAGATTAGTGCATCCATGACACGCACTGAAGCAGAGCGTGATTTGATTCGTGAGATTGTTAAAGACCAATCAACGAAACATTCTATCCCAAAGAAAATCATCAACAAGATTGCAAAGACTTATCACAAACAGAATCTGACTCAAGAGATTGAGGATCACGAGGAGTTTGTAGAGTTGTACGATTCGGTTACGAAATAACCCTATGGTCTGTGGGGTTATTAAAATCAGTGCTTGCCTTTTATTGCAGAGTGCGGTATAATAGATACATATTATGGAGGTATGAAACCTATGGCAACAGCAAAGAAACGCAGTAAGGGTCACGCACTGATTGCAGCAACAAAAGCTGCAAAAGCAAATGAACCGATTGTAACGCAAGAGAATTATAATTCAGAACTCAATACCGCACTGACATGGTACACTGAGCACTACAACGAGAAACAACTTCTCAAGTTTGCTCTGGAATACTTTGTTGCACTTGGTGATAAGAAAGCAGTTGTTGCAATCAATAAGGCAACGGACTTCGAAGTTCGTCAGCTTGGCATCATCTGTCGTCTTGCATCACGTGAGCAGTATCTGGAAGACAAACACAAAACTTTTATCACAGACACAGCACAGAATCTTATCTCTAAGTATTCAAAAGAGAAAGTGGTAAAAACAGTCGATGCAAAACCTGAAGCACCTGTGGTTAGCATTCAAGAGCGTATCGAAGAAAAGGCTAGAGATCTAGCTGGTGAAATCGAGGGAGCGATTGATGAGTTTGTCACGAATAAGAAATCTGACTTCTCAGCGAAGAATTATCTTCTGGCACAAGCAGCATCTGGACCAGTTGCAAAGCGAATCGGAGAGTTCTACGTTAAACTCTACAACGAAATCGCAGACGCAATCAACGAAGAAGACGAACAACTTATCGAAGGATACAGTCACTTCAACAAACGACAGCTGAAAGCATTCCACAAGTTTGTTGGTGATATTATTGACGATTGTGAGCAGATGGTTCAGACTGCTAAGGCAACTCGTGCTCCACGTAAACGTAAGGCAGTGTCTCCAAGTAAAGTAGTCTCCAAGATGAAATACATGAAAGAATTTGCCGAACTCAATCTCAAGTCATGTAAACCAGAAGACATTCTGTCAGCGACAGAACTGTGGGTATACAATACGAAATACCGTAAGGTTCAGGTATACAAGGCTGATATTGGTACGTTGTCTGTTAAGGGTACGACCATCCTTGGTTTTAGTATCAAGGACTCTACGTCTCTTACACTACGTAAACCAGAGGAATTCTTTAAGGGATTGTCGATGGGTAAGCGTGCACTAAATGCAGCAATTAAGAAAATCACGACCAAACCTACCACACCAAATGGTCGTGTGAATGAAGAGTGTGTGTTACTTGGAGCGTTTTAATTATGATTTGGACTTTGATTTTATTTGCACATGCTGGCATTATGAGTGACAAAGATTCTATGGCACTGACTAATGTTACTGGGTTTACATCACAACAAGAATGTGTTGCTGCTGGTGATCAAGCTAAGAGAATGGCTAGTGGTACTACTAAAGTCATTAAGTTTACTTGCGTGCAGGTGACAAAATGATTCTTGTAGACTACTCACAAGTTGCTCTTGCAGCAATTCTGACTTTCCAACGAGAACTGAAAGGTGATGAAGCAGAAGTAAAGAATCTGATTCGTCACGTAACACTCTCTACTCTCAAGTCTTACAAGAAGAAGTATGGTAAAGAATTTGGAGAGATGGTTATCGCATGCGATGGACGTAAGTATTGGCGTAAAGAATACTTCGAGCATTACAAAGCATCTCGTAAAAAGAATCGTGATGCATCTGACTTGAATTGGAAATTGATTTTCGATACTCTGTCGGAGATGCGAGATGATTTGGCTACTCACTTTCCATATCGTGTTGTTCACGTAGATCGTGCAGAAGCTGATGATGTCATTGCGGTTTTAGCCAAGTATTGTCAAGACAATCTATTGGTGCAAGAAGGGTTGGTTGAAGAACCACAGAAGATTCTTATTCTTTCTTCTGACAAAGACTTCAAACAACTGCAACTTTACCCAACTGTTCGTCAGTGGTCTCCGATGCAGAAGAAATACATCACTGCAACTAAACAAGAGATCCGTGACTTTATGGTTGAGCATATCGTTAAGGGTGATACTGGAGATGGTATTCCCAACATCCTCTCCAAAGATGATACGTTTGTTGCTGGAGAGAGACAGAAAGTGATGTCATCAAAACGACTTGCTGAGTTTATCGAAAATGGTGAAGCAGCATGTCGCAATGATGAAGAGAAACGTAACTATGCTCGCAATCAAGCATTGGTGGACTTCTCTTTTATTCCAGATGATGTTCAGCAGTCTATTATTGAAACATATCTAAATACTAAACCGAATACAGATAAGATGAAAATCATGAACTATCTCATGGAACATCGCTGTCGTTTACTGCTCGATGAGATAGAAGACTTCTAAAATTTAGATCTGAAGTGGATGTATTCACCAGAAATGTAACGTGGGTCATCTTTAGTTAGACGACACATGTTACCTTCTCTGTTTTTAGCGAGGAATGTGCCTTTGAGTGGGCTAGGAACTTTCTGTTTGAACTTTCTACCTTTATTCACTCCAACCAATTCTCCAGAGAGATATCTTGGATCGTCTTTAGGAACGAGTAAGGATTCACCAGTTGGGGTTTTAACAGCAATCATTCCTGTAGCTACTCCAATTAGTTCTCCAGAGAGATATCGTGGATCATTTTTATCTACTCTCATGGTATTACCATCAGAGTCTTTTACTGTGACCTTTCCACGATTAGAATCCCCGATAAGTTTTTTAGAGGATTCTTTGTGAGACTTGTTGAACATGCCGTTATGCTCTCCATGTAGTTTTGGAGCGTTATTAGATTTGATGGTTTCGATGTAAATATCCTCGAAACTGGTTTGAGAAATTGGGCTACCTAAAGCTGAAGATAAACAAGCATCGGTGTGCTTTTGTTGTTCGGTCGTATATAAGTATAACATAGAAGGTTTCCTAGAAACTGTATAAGTATATTTATAAATTTTGAAACTTGAGGACTTTTAATGAGAAAATATGTCACTGTAATGCTTGAGGAGATTAACCAAGATCCCAAGAAAATTGAATTGTATAAGGGTGATGCTGCATTGCGTTTGATTTTTGAATACGCATTTGACCCAGCGAAGAAGATGATTCTTCCAGAAGGCAATCCACCTTTCAAACCTGCAGCTGAACCAATGGGTATGACACCAACAAACTTGTTCAGCGAACTGCGTCGTTTGTATGTGTTCTGTCGTGCAGACTTGAAGCCATTGAAGCGAGAATCTCTTTTCGTTTCGTTGCTTGAGGGTTGTCACCCAGTAGAAGCAGAGATGCTAATTGCAGTTAAGGATCAAAAGTTGCATAAGTTGTATCCTAAGATCACTCGCAAACTTGTAGAATCTGCAGGGTTTATTCCTCCTCTACCGAAGAAAGAAGTTGCAGCGAAAGAATAACTTGTCTTGCAAGAATTTTTAGGGTATAATTACTCTACCGAAACTTGAAATGAAAGTTTATATTATGAAACCTGTGATTGTTGCAACAATGCTATTTGCTACCAATGCAATGGCGATTGACTTTGATACTGAATGGTCTAAGTTTAGTAATGACTTTGCTAAACTCCGTGGTGTCCAAGTTGCCAAAGTAGATCGTAAACCTGAAGCACCGACTGGAGTTATTGTTAAGCCACTGCCTGACTCTAACGACACGTCGGAACTTCAACAAGTAGATCCTAAGTCACCAGAACGACTTGGTCATAAACTCAGCGACCCAGCGATGAAAGAACATCTTGCTAGGTTGTACGAGAAACCTGACACTGTAGTATATTCAGCAACAATTCGTTAATTTGATGGAGTAATTATATTATGAAAAACCTTGTGATTGTAGCATCCCTCGCTCTTGCACTCTCTGCATGTAGCACCACTAAACTCTCTGATGTTGAGCCAGTCTCAAACGAAGCAACGAAATTCGTTCAAGACTTTGGTAAGGTTGAAGTAACATTCAACGACAAAGGTGAGTGGACTCAACTTAAATCCTCTGCAACTTCTGCTGTGCCCATCCAAGAAGATCTTGGTCTTGAGCAGGGTATGAACGTAGCCACAATGCGTGCAAAGCGTAACATTGTAGAGTTTATCCAAAGCGATCTGAAGTCTAGCAAGACGACAGACACTATCACTAAAGCACTGGCAAAGAATGTCTCTGAAGATGACACTGCTTCCAAGCAACGTGCTGCAAACCTAGCCACAGAGATTACAGAAAAGATTAGCGTAGATGCTAATGGTATTCTCAAAGGTGTCTATGTTGTAGAGCGTAAAGTTTCTTCTGACAAGCGTAGTGTTGTTGTAGTGGTGCAAGTGGATAAG